TCAGTTCGGCTATCGGATTTGCCGGGGGCGGCTATACCGGATCGGGCGGTAAATATGAACCTGCCGGGGTGGTTCATCGCGGGGAGTTCGTTTTTACCAAAGAGGCGACCAGCCGGATCGGGGTGGGGAATCTGTACAGCATGATGCGCGGTTACGCGTCCGGCGGACTGGTGGGTGGCGGCAATATGCCCGCTGCGGCCACGCGGGGGATCAGCGTTTATGCACCGGTCAGTGTCAGTCAGCAGGGGGGTGGCGAGTCCAGCCAGGCGGACACCATTGGAACGGCGCGGCAGCTTCAGGGCATTGTTCAGCAGACCATCACTGACCGGCTTAAAAAGGAGCTGGGGCCGGGTGGTGTACTTTACCCAAGGGGGTAGCGGTGACAGACACATTCAGCTGGGGCACCCGTAAAACTGCCCGGGGAACGGAAAGCGCCCGTACGCTTCAGTCCCAGTTTGGCGACGGGTATAAACAGATCGCCGGGATGGGGATCAATGACAAGTCCGAAGTCTGGGAACTTGACTGGACGGGCACACGAAGCGAGGCCGCAGTGCTGCGTGCGTTCCTTATGTCGCACATTACAAAATCGTTCTGGTGGACGAACCCCTGGGGGGAGAAGAAGCTCTATCGGATGAAGGCTGATTCCTTCAGTGTTTCGTTCCCCTCCGGAAAAAAAGCGACAGTAGCGTTCACGTTCGAGCAGTCCTTTGCTCCCTGATTATCTTCAAATCCAGAATGACTTACCGCCTCCGGGCGGTTTTTTTATGGGGTGAATATGAGTTTCACGCAGGATATTCAGCAGCTGGAACCGGGCCAGCTAGTCCAGCTGATTGAAATAGACGGCACTGAATTTGGCATGGATACCATTTTGCGCTTCCATGCCCACAATATTGCTTCTGCAGGCTGGTCTGCATTCGCGGCTGACAACCTGCCTGCCATTATCTGGCAGGGTCAACAGTACGACCCTTACCCTTACGAGCTGAAAGGCCTGGAGCTGTCCAGCACCGGTGCGCAGCCCACACCCACGCTTTCCGTGTCGAACGTCGGCAACTACGTGACTGCGCTGTGTCTCGAGTACGACGACCTGGCGAGGGCGAAGGTGAAGATCCACACCACGCTGGCGAAATACCTGGACGCGGCCAACTGGACAGCCGGCAACCCGAACGCCAGCCCGGCGGACGAGCGCGTGCAGCTTTTTTACGTCAATGCCAAAACCGCTGAAACACGGGTGCAGGTCGACTTTGAACTGTGCTCACCCTTTGACATCCAGAACCTGCAGTTGCCCACCAGGCAGATCACGCCAGTCTGCACCTGGTGCACGCGCGGCTGGTACCGCACCGGCACCGGGTGCGACTACAACGGGAACCGCTATTTTCTCAAGGACGGCACCCCCACGGATAACCCGGCGCTGGATATGTGCGGCGGCCAGATGCAGGACTGCGAAGCGCGGTTCGGGACGGGTAACCCGCTGCCGTTTGGCGGTTTCCCGGCGGCAAACCTTCAGGGTAAATAATCATGCGAAAAAAACTGATGGATGCGATCCGCGCCCATGTTGCCGCGGAATATCCAAACGAGGCTTGCGGTGTGGTGGTGCAGGCCGGACGGGCGCAGCAGTACATTCCGTGCCGGAATATTTCAACAACGCCCACTGAGGCCTTCACAATCTCGTTGGAGGATAAGCTGGCAGCATCGGAGCAGGGTGAAATCATTATGGTTATCCACTCCCACCCTGATGTGGTGCAGCTCGTGCCGTCCGAAATGGACAGGGTTCAGTGCGACTGGTCCGGGGTGGAATGGGGCATCATGAGCTGGCCGGACGGAGATTTTTGCACGCTGGCACCTCGTGAAGACCGGGACTACGCCGGGCGGCGCTGGGTGCTGGGCTTTGCTGACTGCTGGTCGCTGATCCGTGAGTGGTTTCAGCGTGAGCACGGCATTACCCTGGGTGATTACTCGGTACCGTACGAGTGGTGGGAGCAGGGCGAAAATCGCTACGACGATAACTGGGAGGCAGAAGGCTTTGTCCAGGTGGACCCCGCTGATATGCGTCCCGGCGATATGATCATGATGCGCATACAGGCGCAGGTAACCAATCACGCGGCTGTTTACCTCGGTCATCACGAGCACCAGGAAAACATCATGCTGCACCATAATTTCGGCAGCCTCTCTGCCCGGGTGCCGTACGGCAAATATTACCGCGACCGCACCGTTCGTGTGGTCCGACACAGGGAGCTGATGAATGCTGAAAACACTGATTCTTGAAGGCCGTATGGCGAAAAAATTCGGGCGCGAACACCAATTTCACGTTGAGGATCTGCGCGAGATGCTGCGCGCCATGTGCAGCCAGGTTCCCGGCTTTAAACGCTACCTGTCAGAAGGACATATGCAGGGGATCCGCTTTGCCTTCTTCAATGGCAAAAACAACATCGGCCTCGACGAGTTTGACATGACCCGCGGCGGTACGGTGTACCGTATTTCGGCCATTACCGAAGGTTCAAAACGCGGCGGTGTGCTGCAGATCGTTATCGGGGCGGTGGCTCTCGTGGCCGCGTATTTTACCGCGGGTGCCTCGCTGACGGCGATAGGTCTGAGCACAGCTGCCGCAACCGCGACAACAACGGCCCTTACGGGACTCGGTCTGTCGATGATGCTGGGGGGTGTTGTCCAGCTGCTGACACCCCAGCCGAAATACAACGTCGGCGCCTCGTCCAGCACGGACAACAAACCCAATTACGCCTTTGGCGCGCCGGTGAATACCGTGGCTGTGGGATATCCGGTACCTGTGTTTTTTGGTGAGCGCGAGATCGGCGGGGCAGTTATCAGCGCGGGGATCTTCTCCAGCGACCAGCAGTGAAATTTATTGTCAGCTACAGGTCACCTGCGGGTGGCTTTTTTTATGGGTGAAATATGCGACTTCTCGAAGATGAAACCCTTATTCAGGGACGTAAAGGCGGTGGCGCTAAACAGCACACTCCTGTTGAGGATCCGGATGACCTGCTGTCGACAGCAAAATTAAAAATGCTGCTGGCGATCGCTGAAGGTGAAATCCAGGGTGAGCTGACGGCACAGAACATCTTCCTAAACGACACCGCTCTGGCGAACGCCGACGGCAGCTACAACTTCACCGGCGTGAGGTGGGATTTTCGCCTGGGCACTCAGGATCAGGACTACATTCAGGGATTGCCTGAGGTCGACAACGAAATGTCGGCAAACGTGACAGTGACCACCACCGCGCCGTGGACACGTCAGTTCTCTAACCTGATGCTGGATGCCGTGCGTATTAAGCTGAGCCTGCCCGTACAGTACACCTATAAAGACAACGGCGATATGGTCGGCACGGTCACGGAGTACGCAGTCGATCTATCGACTGATGGTGCTGCCTGGCAGACGGTGGTTAACGGCAAATTCGACGGAAAGACAACCACGGAATACCAGCGCGACATCCGCATTGACCTGCCTGCGGCCACTACCGGCTGGGCTGTGCGGGTACGTCGCATCACGCCTGATTCCATTGGTAACTCAAAACTGATAAACGCCTTTAATGTGTTCTCGTTCGCTGAGGTGGTCGACAGCAAGTTACGCTATCCCAATACGGCGCTACTGTATATCGAGGTCGATGCCAGCCAGTTTACCAGTGGCGCGCCGAAGGTGACCTGCAGGCCGAAGGGCAAACTGGTACGTGTCCCGGACTCCTACGACCCAGTTACGCGCACCTACAGCGGCACCTGGTCGGGTGGCTTCAAAATGGCCTACACCAACAACCCGGCCTGGGTATTCTACGATCTGGTGCTGGATGAGATTTACGGCATGGGTACCCGCATCGATGCTGCCATGATCGATAAGTGGGAGCTGTACGCCATTGCGCAGTACTGCGATCAGAAGGTGTCGAACGGGGCGGGTGGTACCGAGCCGCGCTTCACCTGCAACGTCTACATCCAAAGCCAGCAGGACGCCTACACCGTTCTCAGCGATTTAGCTGCGATATTCCGGGGGATTACCTTCTGGGGCAACGACCAGATTTATGTGCGCGCGGATGTGCCGCAGGATGAAGTGGATTTTACCTACCATGCCTCGAACGTGATCGACGGGCTGTTTACCTACGGCGGCGGCAGCTACAAAAACCGCTACTCGTCTGCTCAGGTGTCCTGGTCTGATCCTCAGAACCATTACAGCGATACTGTTGAGAGTGTCTACGATTCCGACCTGGTGAAGCGGTACAAGGTCAACCAGATGTCGATGACGGCGATTGGCTGCACATCCCAGAGTGAGGCGCACCGGCGGGGCCGCTGGGCACTACTGTCTAATGCGCGAGACGGGACGGTGTCATTTGGCGTGGGGCTGGATGGTTATATTCCCCTGCCGGCGGAAATTATCGGTATCGCAGATCCATTCCGTGCAGGCAAACAGAACGGCGGGCGTATCCGGGCAGTCAGCGGGCGTAACGTAACTCTTGATCGTCCTGCTGACTACGCCGCCGGCGACCGCCTGGTGGTCAACCTACCAGACGGCAAGGCGCAGATGCGGACAATCGAGTCCGTCAGCGCAGACAAACAGACAGTGACGGTCACCACCCCCTTCAGGCTGCTGCCTGAGTCCGGCGCAGTGTGGGCCATCGACAGCGACAACCTTGCTATCCAGTATTTTCG